AGTCTCTTAATAAAGAAGAGATGGAAAACAATTTACGAAACAGCTCAACTTTTGATACGTTAGCTGTTGACGCATTTCCTACCCTACTCAATTGGATTCGTACAAATTTTGCAAACATACAACGAGCATCGTTAATCAAATTACTACCAGCTCAAAAAGTTTTACGGCATGTGGATAGAGGTGAGTGGTTTAAACATACACAAAGATATCATCTGTGCTTGCAAGGAGCTTACAGATACGAAGTTGGTGATGAATATATAAATGTTACACCAGGTATGATTTTTACATTTAATAATCAAATAGAGCATGGTGCCTTTAATTTGAAAAATGAAGATAGAATTACTTTAATGTTCGATATACAAAGGTAGGTTTATGTACCACTTCCCCTTCTCTTTCGATTTTATTCCTACAGTTCAACAATTTGCTTATAAGCATATTACTGAAATTCCTACCGTAGTTTTATTTGGCGCACAGCTAGATGAAATTTCTGAGCAGGTAAACAAAGAGCTGGAATATTATAAACTTCCCACGCTTTTTTCTGCGCATATATTTCGAAAACCACCCCACACTACACAGGATATACACAAAGACGTTTACTTTCTTAATGATGGTAGGAAAGTGATAAAAGAAGTTGCATACAACTTACCCGTTTATGGGTGTGAAAATACGTCAATGGAGTGGTTTGAAGGAAAGTGTATAGAAAAATTTGAAACGTTGAAGCTTAGTGGTAATCGTACAGTGTTTAGATATCATCCTGAATGGGAAGACGGACCGCACTTAGCTGAACGAATGGAGTTCAAAGGAGCTCATTTTTTTAAAATAAACAAATACCATAGAGCAATCACCGGAAACGAGGAAAGGGTTGTTGTTTCTTTGAGATTTAATGGTAACTTAAAGATAGAAGACTATTACAACAAGGTAAACAATTTAAAATAATGTTTACTAGCATCGGAAGGAGAGTTGTATGAGTGATGGAGATAAAGAAAAAACTCCACGCCCTCTTAGCGTCGAATATCAGAAACAAAAACAGAATAACACAGGAGTAGATCGACCAGAATACTACGATATTTTAACAACAGAAGATTGTTTTGATTTTGAGGTTGCAAATAACATTGTATTAGGTTATAATTAATGCGGGTATGGTGCTAATGGTAACACGAAACCTTGCCAAGGTTTAGTTGCGAGTTCGATCCTCGCTACCCGCTCCACAGCGAGGTGCTATATGCAAAAAATGGACATTGAACAAGTAAAAGACTTTATTAGAAAACAATCACCATCTACAAAGATTTACATCGGTGCTGACTCTGTACGTTTTAAAGAGGGTCGTAACTGGTATGCTGATTACACACTTGCCGTTGTTGTACACGTTGATGGTCGACATGGTTGCAAAATTTTTGGTGAAGTCCAAAGAGAGCTTGACTATGACCATAAAAAGAACAAACCCGCTGTTCGTTTAATGAACGAAGTGTACAAAGTATCCGAGTTGTTCCAAAGTCTAATTGATGTGCTAGAAGATCGGCACGTTGAAGTCCATCTTGACATTAATCCCGATGAACGGTTTGGATCAAGCTGCGTTGTCCAGCAAGCTATTGGTTACATCAAAGGCACGTGCAACATCGTTCCAATGGTTAAACCAAACGCTTTTGCTGCATCGTATGCGGCCGATCGTCTAAAAGAAGTGTTGGCAGCATGAACATTCTCGCAGCTTCTCTAAAGTTTCCTGTCCTTGATAAGGAAAAGGCTCTTGCTGAAGTAAAAGCTGTCGATGAACGGATGTGGTTTTATGACTCGTATCGACATACGAACATGATGCCGTTGATGACAATGGGTGGGAAGACAGGAGAGCAAGGAGCGTCCAATTTCCGAACAAAGGAAGAATACGTTTGGACGCCCTTTGCCTCTCCAACTCTTGTCAGGTGGTTTGAGGATCACGTATTTCCATGGATGGGAATGAAGACGCGGATAAGCATTCTCAAAACTCAACCTGGCCAACGTAATCATGAACATATAGACTGTTCTCCTCAAGCGTTTGGTACAAGACAACACAAGTTTCGGGTTATCTTACAAGGAAGGACCGACAGTTTGTACTTCGTGTTAAAGTATGGAAACGTAACTATGTTTAATGTCGATAGTCCTTTTATTATGGACGGTAGCTGGCCACATGGTATGCACAATTTTACCAGAGAAGAAAAGTATACGGTGGCTGTTGGTGCACCCTGGACAGGGCTAGACCACTACGATAACATTGGACAACAGATCATTTACAAAAACACAAACCTTCTTCCGGATGACTTGAACAAATATTATGATCAGCGATACTTCAACAAATAAGATTGAGTACTTCGAAGCTCTTTGCCAGACATACAAGTTTACCATTCTTACTACTTTTAACACGGAGAATGTGAACCGTATCTGGGATTTATGGAGCAGCTACGGTGGGGATCGATTAAAAAGGAACTACACACAAGAAGCTCTTGCTCGTACTATCAATGCTCAGCGATTTGATCTAGGTTTTTTTATTGTCGAGCGTGATGATGCTGTTGTAGCGTCGTTTGGACTAACCCTATATAACGATTGGGCTATAGGAACGCGGTACATTAAGCATACAAAAAAGATAGAGCCCATTGCAGCAGTTGTTATTGCTCCTTTTTTAAGGAAGTACCTTGGTGATACGGTTGAAGGAATGGCCGTTGCATACAATAGTGAAGAAAAACGTACACTCAGCCTCTTTAATGAAAAAACTGATCGTCTGTTTGTGTACAGAAATTTAAGTGATAGTGATTTGAAACATCTCAATGAATTTAGGGAATTAGATTATGAAGTTTTCTACCGAAGTACTCGCCAACGAGTTTTTTATGCTCCATACAAAGAAGGAGCCAAACCAACTTTCGAACGCTACACAGGGAATGATGCCAGAATTCAATCCAGTTAAATCGTTAAAAGATTTTCAGCGTGAGATAGAACAATTGGCATTTGAAAAGAGAATTGATTTCATGGAAGCTGTACTCCTTTACTGCGAGCAAACAGGCATGGAGATTGAGACAGCAGGAAGTCTTATCCGATCGAGTGCTAAAATGAAAGCACGAATTCAAGATGAAGCCGAAGCTCTTAACTACTTTCCTAAGACAGCTAAACTGCCAATATAATGTTTACACTGAGAATGGACGCATTTGAAGCTTACAAGCACTACCTTGCGTTAAAGAGTCATTTTACGACCAAGAACTATGACTTCTTTAAGTACAACGGTGCTGTTAAAGCTCGCAGGGATAAATTTGACTCCCGAAACGACAAGTACTTCTTCCATAAACTATCAAAACACAAAGATCTGACAAACTTTCTTGTCGCTTTGTTCGTATACGGAAGACATGATGTGTGGGTTGGAGACATTCTTCGTAATGAGGAATCCGAAAAGCTTTATAAAGAGTGGCTCAGGGTAAGAGAGTCGTTGACGTATGTGTTTACAAACGATCTTGATAAGTTCAATGACGATTTGTTTAGCAGCTTTGCTGTAACTGAAGGTCAGCATCCTCATGCTCTCAAGCTTCTTCTAAGAAAAGAAATACACATCGAGACCTTTATCATACTTAACGACCTACTTCGGTTTACTCCAAAGTGGAATAAGGAGATAATTGATCCCGTAGTCTGGCCTGAAGTAAGGCAGAAGTGCAAAAAGTACCATCCTTTTATGCAATACGAAAAAGAGAACTTTAAAAAAGTTCTTGTTGACAAGTTCAACATAAAGATGTAAGATAAATACCTGTATCGTTATGATACTGTGGATACGACTTATACATTCAACACAATTTATACAAGGAAATACGTATGACAATCGATTTTAAATCGCTCAAAAAAGCTAGTGGCGCCTCTTCTCTCGCAAACATTCATAGCGCCGTAGAAAAGCTAGCAGCTCCCTCCAATAAGCCTCAAGATGACGGCCGTATGTGGCGTCCAGAAGTAGATAAAGCTGGTAACGGTTATGCTGTTATTCGTTTTCTTCCTGCTCCTGGAGGCGAAGACGTTCCTTTTGTTCGCTTGTTTGATCATGCTTTCCAGGGTCCTGGTGGCTGGTTGATTGATGGGTG